AGCTCGACCTGCGCGAGCTCCTGAAGCGGGGCAACGGTTTGTTCGGCTCGGCCGAGCTCACGGGCTCCATAGGCGTCGTCACCGTTAATGCCGCGAGGCTCGGATACATGTGGGCTGGGGACGAAGAAGCGCTCTACGACAGGCTCGACCACCTAATGGATCTTGCCTCTTCCACCTTGGAGAAGAAGAGGATCAAGATCGCCGAGCTCATGAAGCGGGGCCTGTTTCCCTATAGCAAGCGCTACCTCGGAGGGCTCGGCAATCACTTCTCCACGATCGGCGTCAACGGCGTAAACGAAGCCATCCGCAACTTCACACACGACAAGGAAGACATCACCACCGAGTGGGGCCATGCATTCGCCAAGAGACTCCTCGCACACATGAGGGAGCGCCTCGTCCAGTACCAGGAGAAGACGGGCAACCTCTATAATCTGGAAGCCACCCCTGCGGAGGGAACGACGTACAGGTTCGCCAAGGAAGACAGGAAGCGGTTCTCCAATATCATCCAAGCCGGGACTGACAAGAACCCCTACTACACGAACTCCTCGCAGCTGCCTGTGTCGCACACACAGGATGCGTTCCAGGCACTGGAAGAGCAAGCCGACTTGCAATCCATGTACACCGGGGGCACCGTTCTCCACCTGTACATGAACGAGAAGATCTCGTCCGGTGTTGTGTGCGCCAAGCTGGTCAAGCGGGCTCTCACCAACTTCCACCTTCCGTACATCACCATCACACCCACGTTCTCGATCTGCCCCAACCATGGCTACCTCGCAGGGGAGCATTTCGTGTGCGAAAAGTGCGGCGAGGCGTGCGAAGTATGGACCCGCGTCATGGGCTACTTCAGGCCTGTGCAGTCCTTCAATATCGGGAAGAAGGGCGAATACGCAGAGAGGACGTGCTTCACGGAGAAGGAGACCGTGAAGCCGTGAGATCGAGCGACCTCCAAGTGGCCGGGCTCGTCCCCCTTTCGTCGGTGGACTGGCCCGGCCGGCTCGTGGCCACCGTGTTCTGTCAGGGCTGTCCGCTCCGGTGCTCGTACTGTCAGAACTCGGCCATCCTCGACAACCGCACACCAGGTGTCATCTCGTGGAGTGAAGTCGAGGGCTTCCTCAAGCGACGCATCGGGCTGCTCGACGGCGTCGTCTTCACAGGTGGAGAGGCACTGCGCCAGGAAGCGGTCATACCAGCCGCCGAGTCCGCAGCGGATCTCGGTTTCGGGATCGGCGTACACACATCTGGGGTGTACCCCGATCGGCTGGAGCGCACGATGCACGTCGTCGACTGGGTCGGTCTTGATGTGAAAGCCAGGCCGGAAGACTACAAGAAAGCCGTCGGTGTGCGAGGTGACAAAGTCTGGAAGACCCTTGACCTCGTGCTGGAGTCAGGCGTCGACTACGAGGTGCGTACAACCGTCTACCCTGAGTCGCTCATCGACTACAACTTCGAGGACCTCGTCTCCCAGCTGAAGCTGGCCGGTGTGCGCACCTTCGCCTTGCAGGAGGCCCGGACGGAGGGCACACCGGTAGCTTTCCAACTGATGGCCGCCTCATGGGACAGGAAGCGATGGGAGAAGCGCCGACGGGAGCTCGTCGAGTGTGTGCAGGCCGCCGGCTTCGATCGTTATATCCTCAGGCTTGCATAAGTGACGGACGACACAGCTGGACGGCTTGACGGGGTTGGCTCCTCTCGGTACCATGGAGACATGGAGAAAGAAAGGAGCCGACCCCATGACACAGACAACGACACTCAACGAGACGCAACTCATTATCTTCGTCCTCTTCATCGGCGCCATTGCACACCTCGTCGCCTACCAAATCTGGGCGACAAGAGGCGACCGAGGGATTGAGAACTACGATACGCGCATCAGGCCCTTCATGTGGACGGTCTGGGCATGGCCCTTCCACTACGGTGTGTTCGCCTGTCTGCTGATCGACTACCTGTGGGGCAACAAAGCGAAGGAGAGGAAATACTATGAATATCTGGGTCGTTATTATGTTTCTGGCCTGGGCGGTGGCTATAGCGCTGCTGGACTGGCAGCTCCGCAAATCAGCGAAGAAGTTGAACCGTACGATACAGGAAGCGAGGAGCATTGCTATTATCACCCGGCCAGTAGGTCATTCGTCGACGGCGGATACTGGGGCTACGCACAGCAGTACCACGGGCTCTGAGGGCGTGAACGACAAATGACGACGCTGTTGGCTATCGACCCCTGCGGGGTCGGGGGGACGACCGGCATCGTCCTCCTCGGCTATGGGGAGGGCAAGCCGGCCAGGCTTCTCAACTCGTGGAACCCCGGCACCGAGGGGACCTACGATTGGTTCTACAAGCGAATGTTCGACCGCATGGTACAGCCGGACGTTGTGGTGTGCGAGAAGTACGTCAATCGCAACATCCCCGGAGCCGACATCAATCCCGTTCGCGTCGAGGGCGCCGTCCATGTCTTCGGCCTGTTCCTCGGAAAAGAGATTGTATGGCGCACACCGCAACAGAGGCTGTTCGTCCATGATGAGAACCTTCGCAAGCTCGGCCTTCTGTTCGAGAAGGTCGAGGACCATCACCACGACAGGAGAGAAGCCGCACGGCATGCCATAGCCTATTTGGTTGAGCGCGCGCACCACAAACCCACATACGAGAGAGGATGGAAATGATCAAGAAATGGAACACCGCACGGTGGATCAGGAAATACTGCTACGACAACGAGGCGCTACACGTCGAAGACTGCTTCGAGCTGGCTGTGCGCCTCGGGAAGGCGGGCATCGGACCCGTCTTCGAGTGGGACGCAGACGACCCGTTCTCGTCCCACCCTTGGAACGGCCAGGGGAATGGCTCGCACAGGTTCATCGACGTGTTGTTCAACATAATCGGCCCGAGTTGGCTGTACACGCCGAACACAGACATCCACCGGTGGTGGAGACGCTATAAGGCAGGTGAGTAGAAAGAAGCCCCCGCACGATGCGGGGGCTTCTTCCGTGTGTTGTGTTCGTTACCCAAGCGCTACCCAGCTGACGTGGACGTTCGAGTCAACGGCCCATTTCCAGTTACAGGCGGTGGCAACACCGAACTGTTTCTTGTCCACTGGGAACCCGATGATACTGTGTGTGATGGCGTCCGTGACCTGGCACAGTAGCGAACGAGGGATACGGTCGAGCTCTTCAGGGAAGGGCACTGTGAACGACTTTATATTGTATAGCTCCCACCGTTGATATCCGGTCTCGAACACTCCGGCTGCTAGAACTGCCATCTGCGCGCTGAAGTAGGTGAACCCCGAACCGTCATGCTGAAGCTGGATACGGTCGTTCAGAATGTTGAAGACGATCGGCTCGTCAGCCGTGCCCTCTACGCCCTGGCGCTTCAGCTCGTCCACCTTGTTCTGTGCGTCCCATCGCGTCTTCACCGGGTAGATGACCTGCTTGCGCAGCTTGCCGACGACGTTGGACACGGAGGACGATATTGTGTTGAACAAACCCTGCAGGGGCTTGACGGGGTCCATGCCCTCGATGTGCGCGATCCCATTGCTGTCCGTTGTAGCCATGTTTCCTCTCCTTACGTGTTAGGCTGATTGGACTCCATTACCAGTATAGTGCCGTTGAAATAGTTGTACTCATCTTTTTCCGGGTTGTGAGTCAACCTGTTCTGTCCGATAAGTCGGAAAACCACCTGGGTGACACGTGGCACTGTCAAGTTATAGAACGCATAAAGGTCGTAGTACCCTGGGTTTAGCTCGCCGTTGAACATCCCGGGCATCTGAGAGACGTAGTAATCTTCGTACTTCGTCTGCGTTCCGCCCGGGGGTGTCCAAGCGGTTTGGAGCACCAACTGCATCTTCGACCGGAATGCATCCGACGCACCCCTATTCACATAGCGACCACTGCCGAAAAAGAGGAAATTCAAATAACCCCTCCCATTTTCTGGGTAGTTCATTACGCTCTCAGCCATCATTACATTATCGGAATTGGGCCCGAGCATGTGCAAGTCGCCTGTAAGAGAGCGGAACGACAGCTTGTTGTTAGTGTTGTCCAAATTCGACATCAGTCCATTCAAGGAGTTGCGCACACCCCCGATCATCATATTGTTGAGACCGGCGTTGATGTTCGAAATCTCATCCTGCACCCACGCACCCCACGTGTCTCCGGCGCCGAGGTTCTTGTTGGGTATCATTCCGGCTTGTACTCCTTGTGCGGTTGATTGAACTGGAAAACGTTGTAGATCGTCTTCGGGATCTTCGCCTCGTAGTCGGCCAACGAAACACCCGTATCGATAGTGTTGGAGAACTCGTCGCAGGTTATACGGGACGTGGCTGTCACCGTGATCTCCTGGTTGTTCATATCGACGTGCGTCGTCATGAATCGGTCCCCGCCGTAATCGAAAGCCGACCCTGATGTGAGGAACAGGTCATTACCCGTTACCGAAGGCGTGCGGCTCTCCAGGTTAGGCGATGTGAGCGTGATCGTCGGGATTGAACCCGACTTCTCCCACACGGCCCTGAGGCTGTTGTCTATCGCCAGAGACGGAGTGTTGATCAACGGGTTGTTTATCTGCTCCTCGTCGCTGCCCAGCGTAGACGACCCGGTGTACGTCACGTACGTATCCTCCGGGCCCATTACCAGCCCGGTTCCTCGGAAGCGCAGCGAGTTGTAGTAGTTGGACGGCCCCGAGGATGCGGCGATGCGGAATGGCGAGTAGTCTGATGTAACCATTCCGCGCACAGTCACGATGATCTGGTTGTGGTTCTTCGGGTCGAGGCGCACAGACAGGCTGCCGCCCTGCCCCAGCCACTGAGACGCCGTAATCGGGAGCCCGTCGTTGCCGGCAACGCAGTACGCCGTGTATTCTAACCCCGACGTGTCTTTCGCCGGGATGTAATCCTTGCACTGGGTCACCCAGGGGGTCATAGCCTCGATAACGTAAGCGTCGAGCGTGATCGTCTGCTCCACAGTCTTCCTCGCGTCCACTTGAATGATCGTGTCCCGCGACTCCTTGCTCAACGGCAAGTACTCGTTGTAGGCATAGCGCATAGGTTTATACGTTGTCTTCACCGTCTTAGTGGACTGTGCGAGATCCACGCTGTAACTCATACCTGTCACATTGTTCATGTGCTCCTTCAGGAAGTTATTGTCGCGAAGGAACAGCAGGTTGGAGTTCTGGCGAAGCATGTACACGTTGTGCACGGCGCACAGTGTGTTCAGGTAGTCCCACACGTTGAATTGACCACCTGGTGCCATGATGATCGGATTGTATTGGTCGGCCTTGATGAAGCCGTCCACGTACACCTTGTCATAATCGCACAGCTTGAACAGCTCGACGACCACGTTGCGGAAGTTGTTGTACTGTGTGGGGACGACCTTCACCTGCTTGAGCTTATAGCACAAGTCGTCGACGGTCACGGTGTTCGTCGAATAGTTGGACGTGAACGTTCGCACAGCGCCCCGGAATTCGTATACGCTCGACACGGGGTGCTTGTTCGTCCACGTCGTCGACACATCCGCCGGCTTGAAGAAACGGTCCGTCAACGTCATCACCGGGTAGCCCTTAGTGCCGCCCGGTACACTATACGACATGCGATCCCACTGTGCGGAGAACGACTCCAGCGAGCGGTCCGTCCTGTATTCGAGAGGCTCGGGTGCGATGCTCACAGCAACACCTTCTCAATGAACGTGGCTGTCACCGCTACTTCGTAGCCGTCGATCGCCGCGCTGTACTCCTGTATCGAATACGGCTCCTTCTGCTGCAGCGCGCCGTAGCCCATGCCGGGCAAGAACGGCCCGTAGTTGTTCGGCACATCGCTGATCGTCTTCACCTGCGTCTCGGGGTAGGCTCGCACACAGATACTCGAAATACGGGAGCTTGCCCACATCTGGAGCTCGCCCCACGGATTGCTGTTGTTGTTCGTCGGGATCTGCGTCGTCACGTAGCGGCCGTCGAACTCACTTACTGCCGTCACAGACGTGTCGTTTATCTGGATCGTCCCGTCTCCGCGGCACCCCGCCCACAGCTTGTAGCCCTCCGGCCAGTGTATCTTCTGACCGATCTGCCAAATCCACGCCGGGTTCCACGACCACGCCGGTGCACCGTTGTAGGTGCCCGGCGTGGCTACGTGCGGGATGTCGTCGGTGAAAACCGTGGCGTTCGGAATGTAGTGCGACATGAAACCAGGCAGAAGGTTCGTCTTCATAGCCAGCGGGTCCACGTAGTAGAGCAGCTCATTGGTGGACAGCAGGTACAGTAGGGCAGCGTGCTCGGCCACCGTGTTGGCCGCCCAGGTGAGCGTGAACTCCCTGTGCGTCAATGCGGACCGTTTGGCGAAGCCGTCACCCCTCAGCGTCGTAGCGCTGTAGTTGAATCCTGTACTATTGCTCTGGAAGTTCGCCACGGGCGCGTCTATCCAGCGCATGTCGTTCAGTGTTCCGAACCACACTTTGGGTCGTTTAGGCATTCCTATGCTCCTCTCCTCGATGCCATGGCGTTAGAGCCGTTGACCATCCCCACTATAGCATTGCCGTCTATCACCGTCGGTTTGTTGACCGCGCTCACCAGGATGTGCCGGTCCGTTCCGGACAGCTCGACCAGGATCGGACCCCCGCCGAAACCGCCCCCAGCGCCGCCGGACGACGCAGCCGAAGCCCCCGAGGCAGCAGCGCGGCCGGAGTTGACGGCCTCCAGGAATCCGTAGCCGACGGTCTGCGCGGCCTGCCTGTTGATGACGAACTCTCCGGGCGTCAACATGGCCGGAACAGTGTCCGTGGACTGCTTACCCCCGCTGTACGAGGACCCACCGACCTTGCCGCCCGTAGAGAAGCCCTGTGCCTGGTTGAAGCCGAACATGAACTGGCCTACCGACAGGCCTCGGAGATCTAGCACACGGCTACATAGATTGACGGCCTCGGTTGCAGCCTGGTCGAACGAGAACCCCGCCTGCTGTGCGCTGCTGATGATGTCGCTGAACGCCCCGTAGCCAGCCTCCCGGATTCCATTGATCGAATAGGACATCCAACTGGCCTTATTCCCTGCTACGTCCATTGAGTAGGCGGAGCCGTGGGCCTGGTTTCCCATGTTGCCCAGCCCGTGTGCCGCTGTGTTGGCCGATCCCGCGGCCTTCCACATCTCGGCGCCGATGTTGCCCGTGATCTGCCCGAGCTGCTGGAACGTCACGGCTGCCTGCTCTGCGGCTCCACCAACGCCCCCACCGCCGAGGGCGCCTCCGAGACCGGCCGCATCCCCGCCCGTGTTGTTCAGCGAGTTACCGAGCTTGTCGGCGGCGTCCCTGTTGTCGTCCATCGAGTGCTGCGACTTGCGGTTCTTAGCTTCCAAGTCGGAGAGGGCCCGCAGAGCCGGGTCGGCGTTCACGCTAACCGTGAAGTTCCTCGGGACGCCGTTAATAACATTCGACAGGTCCGTGAACGTCGCCGCGTATCTCTCGGTCTCCGCACGAGAGTAACCCATCGATGTCATGTTGTTGATGAACTCGGCACGCAGTGCAGACGCATATGCTAGTACCTGCTGTTGGCTGGCGCCCGTGTTGGCGTACGCGAGCACCTGCTTCTGGTAGGCCTCAACGAGGGACAGCACGTTGCCGCGCTGCTCCCGGGCGGCGTCCGAGAAACCCGCCAGGTCGCGCCGCGCCTTCTGCTGTGCGTCCGAGAGCTTCTGCATCGCCTCGTACAACTTCTGGTAATTGCCGGCCTGATCGCCCTCGGCGTTATTCCGATCCGTGCGGTTCTTCTGCTGTGCGACGGCGTTCTTCTGCAGCTCGGCGCGGATGTCGTCGGCCCGCAGCGTATCGCCGTAGTCGACGGCCACCTTTAGTTGAAAAGTCAACTTGTTCCGGTCCGACTGCAGCTTCGACAGCTCGGCGTCCAGCTCAGCGATCTTGTTGCGCGTTTCCTCGATCGACTTGTTGGCGTCACCGATCTCCTTGTTCGCCGACTGCGCGTCCTTCGCCGCGTTCTCGAAATACGACTTGATCGTCTTGAACGACTTCGCCGTCTCATCCAGCGACTTCGGGAACTCCCACCTGAAGTTGAAGGCCGCATTCGCCACGGAAGACAGCTCGCTGATGTAGTCGGTGAAGGTCTTTATCTCCTTCGCCGCCTCCTTGATCTTCTTGCCCGCCTTCTTCGCTCGATCCCCGAGCTTCCTCGTTCTGTGCCGAGCTTTCTTGGCGTGCTTGGCGGCGTTCCTGGCGCCCCTCGCGAAGCCCTGGTCGAGAGCCTTACCCAGGTCCTTGATGGACGGCAGAGCGGCGGTAGAGGATTTCCCGAGCCCCTGTAGCGAGGCGGATGCCTCTTTAGAGAAGTCCTTCCCCGTGGCGATGCTAGCCGCGATCATGCCGATCGCGTTGCCCGCCTTCTGTGCGAGCACAGCGGCCTTCGCTATCTGGTTAGCTGACTGGGTGGCCTTGTTGGCGACGGCGTGCAGGCGCTGCTCGACCCGCTCCAGCACCTGCACAGATCCGACGCCATGGCTGCGTAGCAGCTGCATAATCTGCTGGATATAGGCGTTCATCACTTCGGCATCCCCTCCGGACGCCTCTGCGGCTTGGCGCACAACGGCATAGAGTGCCTTCAGGTTGGACCTGCCGGCCTCGGAGAACTCGTCGAAGTTCATGCCGTTCTTGTACAGGCTCTCACCCAAGTTTGCTACGGCGTCTTCGAGGTTGACGAACGCTTCGTCTCCGGACAGCGCAGAGTCAACGACCTTCTTGAGCTCCTTGGCCGCCTTGTCGGCCTTCTCGCCCATGTTATCCATTTCGTCTGCGGCGTCGGCGGTATCGCCTTTCAGGCCTTTCATGGTCTGCGCGGCGAGATCGGACTCGTTGCGCACACCATCAAACGTTTGGTGTGCGTTGTCGTCGATCTTCTTCAGCGTGTCGAGGATCTTCTCACCGTCGAACCAGGAGATCTTGCCGGAGGCCACCATCTCCTGGATCTTGTTCTTGAACGAATCAATGTACTGGCTGGACTTCTGGGTGCTGCGTTCGATGTCGTCGGCTATAGAACCGAAGCCGTTCTGACGGTAGAGCTCGGCGAGTTTCTTCTGCGAATCCGTCATCTCCGAGTTGCCCCGCGTGACGAGCTTCGAATACTCCTGCACGGAGAAACCCATCTGGCGCAGCGTGGCCAGCTGCTCGTCGCCGAACTGCTTGAAGCCCGTGTTACCGGCGATCTGCTCGGCCATCTTCTTCAGCGAGTTCTCGCCGATAGCGTACGTCTGCTTCGATATCTCGTCAGTCGACTGGCCGGTCTTCTGCGCGAGGAGCTCCTGTGCCTGTGCGAGGGCCTTCGTCTGAGCGTTAGCGTCTGATGTGGAGAACAACTGCGAGGACATAGACTCGCCGGCCTTGTTAGTGGCTTTCGCGAACACATAGGCTGCGCTGCCACCCTCCTCGAAGGCCTTCGTGTCCTGCATCACGGATTGCGCGAGGTCAGCCTGAGCTTGCTGGAGAGCTTTGGCCTCGGCCCTAGCGGCCTCGGAGCGTTTCGTCCAACCTTCCGTTACTTTCGCCAGTCCTGTAAAGAACAGGGAGATGCCCACACCGCCGACGAGGCCCTTGAGTGCGCCCATGAGCCCCGAGGTGGCTTTCTCCGCCATGCCCATCGCGCCTGCGGCTTGTCCCGCTCCGCCCGCTGCAGCCCCGGCTGCGGACTGCGAGGCCGCCGCCTGGCCCGCCGCCCTCTGGGATGCGGCAGCACCCCGAGCGGCGCCGGCGTTCTTGTAGAGAGCACCGGTTTGCTCGTTGACGGAAACCGTCGACAGCTTGTAGAGCTTGACCGTCTCCGCGAGGGCCGATAGGAGCGAGCGGATAGATGTGATGGGGTGCTGCATCGCAATTCCCATCGACCTCTGCGCCGTCGTCAACGCGTAGGCTCCGCCGAGCACAAGGGCCTGCTTGGCGTAGTACCCGGCCATAATGCCGCCGGCCGTCAGGAAGGCGCCGGCGAGCTTCGCTACCCACTGGGCGGCGGGGTTCTGCACGAGATTCGTCAGGACCGTGACGAGACCCGTAAGGGATCCGAGCATGTCCCCGATTCCAGAGTTCGAGGATCTACCGATCTCAGCCTTCAGGTTCGCCCACGAGTTCTTCAGCATCTCCAGCTTGCCTGCCGTCGTGGACGCGATCTGCTGGTACTGGTCGTTGAGTGTCTTCGAGTCGTTGTAGCCGGCCTCGGCGTCCTTCATCGTCTGTTCGAGTGTCTTGTGCGCCTCGGCTAGACGGAGGATCGTCGGGACGTCGCGGGATGCCTTGATGCCGAGGTCTTTGAGCACACCGATGGCGCCCTGGCCCTGGTTCTTCAACCCGGCGATGAACTTGACGAAAATGTCGCTGAACTTCGAGGTGCCCCACGCAGATTGGACTTCCTGTGCGGATACGCCCGCTACGCGCGCGAACAGGTTGAGCTCGTCGCCGCCGCCCCTGATGGCTTTCTGCATCTGGGTGAACATACGCGTGATGACGCCCCGGGAGAGCTCGGGCGCGACGCCGATGGAGGCGAGGGCGCCGGATAGGCCGACCACCTGATATTCGGTCATACCGGCGAACTTGCCCATAGCGGAGATCTGCGTCGAGGTGTTGGCGATCTGGGATTCCGTAGCCGCCGAGTTGACGCCGACTTTCAAGATCGAGGATGCGATGTTGTCGAAGTTCTGGCCGGTCGTTCCCATGATCGTCTGGAAGCGCGCGATCGTCTCACCAGACTTGTCGAGCGACAGGTCGGTGGTGGCCGACAGCTTTGCGACCGTCTCGGTGAAGTCAGTAATGGACTCTTTGGCGACGCCCAGCTGCCCGCCGAGAGCGGCGATGTTCGACAGATCTTTAAAGTTCGTCGTCGTGACGGAGGCGGCCATCTGCTCAAGTTTGCCGCGTAGCTCGTCTGCGGATTTCCCGGCGATGTCGTTAGTCCGCTTCACCTGTGCGAAGGCCGACTCGTAGTCCATCGACTCTTTGACGACGGTGGTGAACGCGCCGATCGTCGCCTTCGAGATGTTCTGCATAACGGCGGCCACGTCGTAGAGGGCGTAACGCATATTGGATATGCGGGACTTCGCCTCTTCCGCGGCTCGGCCAGCCCTGTCGAAGCCCTCTCCAGCCTCTCGGCCACCTCGGCCTGCGCCGTCCAGTCCTTTGCCGATATCGGCTCCAACGACCTTGCCCTTGATGTTGTCGAGGGCTTGTGCGATAGTGTTGATGGATTCCGCAGCCTCATGGAGTTCAGACGTACCTTGTACATTGAACTCAATAGTCTGCTTGATATCAGGCATCACTCACTCCTGTTGTAGTAGTCCATCCTCGTGGGCAGGTCTCGCTCCGCGTAGTCCGGCATGTACGGTGTCATCACAGTGTACTTGCCCCATTTCTGCTTGTCCTCGTAAGGAGGCGGATCGGTGGCGCGGTGTGTGCTGACCCAATCATGCATCATCCTTGCTTTAGTAGCATAGCATGCTCTATCTTCTGCGCGCCATGCTATATCAGGGTCATTTGAATGACACAGCCAAATAGGATTACCGCACTTCGGACACGTCTCGTCTTTAACCGTCTTGTAAGCCAACACAAGCTTATAGTCCAACTCCGTCCAATGCCCGAAAGGGTCGGGCTGGTTATAGATGACGGCGGTGGGCCTCATGTGCAGGTCCACCGCCGTCCTAACCATCGATAGAGCGCCGCTCCCCCCTTTGTCTTGGAGGGCGTCTATCAGAAATCCACCGTCACCGCGTTGTCGTAATCCGCAGATGCTCCCAGGAGGTTCATCGCTGCCACGAGAAGACCCAAATACTGCTCGCCGGGTAGTGCGTTCAGGATCTTACGGATCTCTTCAGAGTTGAACTTTCGCTCATCCGCGTTTCCTTCGGCGTCCTCAATCTTGTACAGCGTCTTCGACAGGAGCGCCAGATAGGCTTCCGACACACGCTTCGTCTTGTTCTTCGTCTTGTCTGCGCTTTCGATGCCGATCATCAGCTCTTCGCGCACATCGGCTGTCACCGACTGGAGGTGGAACGTCAGCTTAGAGGCGTCCCTCCTCTTCACCGCCTCCTTGATAACGTCGGCGTCGGCCTGCTCTTTAATAAGCCGCTCGACGTCCTGCACCGCCTCGGCGTCCAGGTACACGACCTTCTCGGCCTTCGGCGCCTTGGATCGAGACAGCACCTCGAAAATGTCCATAGTTGAAATCCTCTCTGTTAGGCGTTGGGGTAACGTCGTAAACAAGAATAGCACAGGGCGGAGAGGAGACGCCCTGTGCTATTCGCTGAGTTGTGCGCTATGCCACAGTCACCTTGACCGTCACATTCGCACAAGCGGGATGGCTGACGATCACATCCGCGCTGCCCGCCTTAAGCCCGGTCACCACGCCGAGCGGGCTGACCGACACGGTCGAGGTGTCCTTCGACAGGTAGGAGCACACGGAGCGAGCCACGTGGCCGTGGATCTTCGGAAGGATCGGACGGTGCTCGTTGAGGGAGACCGTCATGGCATCCGTGTCGGTGATCGCCGTCGTGTTGTCCTTGAAGATGCCGTTCACGGCTAGCTGGCCCTGCTGCAGGAACGACACCGTGTATCGGGTGGGGTTGTCGCCTTCGAGGGTGTTCTTGTACGTGGACTCGATCATGAGGAACGCACAGTACCACTGGCCGGCAGCGATGGGCTCGCGACCCTTCAGGACACCGCGCACAACCAGAACGAGGTCGACGCGGGTCTTCTTGAACATTTTCCACGCCTTGGCGTAGATCGAGTTCGCATCGTCCGGGTTCGTCGGGTAGTACATCGTGAGGGAACCCTCGTACTGTGCGGCGCCACGGGAAGAAGACCCGGCTGCGTCGAGCAGAGACAGGGACGACTGCTCCTTCGACGCCTTAGCGGCGGGGATCGTCGTGTCATCCCAGTTAATGGCATCGCCGATAGCCACAGCGGAGTTCATTTCCTCCACAGTGATGGCGTTGATGTCCTTCACGGACGCCTTGGGGAGAACCCAGACGTTGACGTGCTCGTTGGAGAGTACTTTTTTATCCATTATGCGGCCACCTTCTCGTTGAGGACGAATGCACCGTTCTGAAGGAAGTTCGGCTCGTACTTGATGAAGCCGTTAGACTCGTACCCGTCGACGGGGTAGTCAGTCTGGAAGCGGTAGATGCTGAACACGTCGCTGACTTCGAACGGTTTATTCGGGCGCTTTCCAATGCGCTCCACGACGAACAGCGTGATGTCGGGCTTCATCGTGATGTCGCGGATCATGTTGAACACGCCCTGGTCATCCACGCTCTCGTCGCGGAGTGCGGTGAACTTGCCCTCATACTTGGCGAGAGTCGGGTTCTCCACCTCGGAGATGTCACAGATCGTTCGAGTGTTGTCCGTGTCGGGATCGGTCTCGCCGAGCGAATAACCGTCCAGGATCGCACACGACACATTGAACACCAGGTTGCGCGGGTTGTCGGTCGCACTAAACTGTGCGTTGAGTTCCGCCGCCGTAGGATGCTGCCAGTCAGCGAATGCCTCAGGAGCGGCGAAGAGAATAGTCACGTTGCCGCGAAGCATACGAACTTCGTTAGCCACTGTGCTTCCCCCTTTTCTCGTTGTCATTGTCAATGAAACAGTCGCTACAAGGCTCTTCCTCAGTTATCGGCACCAACGTCCCGAAGAACTGAGCGAAGTCATCCGGGTACGTGCCGACGTCCCCGGTGTTCATGTCTTTGTAGAGGCCCATATGCACCATCCTATCAAATACGGTTTTTGAGGTTCGTGATAAAGGAGCAGTAGAGCTCATAGCCGCACTGCACCACTTTGTGGTTGGTCCCTGCGTAGTTCAACCCCTGGCCGCCGTGGACCGTGATCCCACCGCTGTTGTCTGGCTCGAAACCCACCAGCCCCCACAGGATACGCTCCCCGATCTCGCGGGCATGCTGTGCGGTGAGGGCTCGCACATGGCACAGGAAGAACACCCGGTAGCCGTCGTTGAGCTGGGAGACGATGCTCGTCGCCTGGCTGATGTGCCCGGGAGTGCCGAACACGACGGCGATATACGGCATCTTCTGGCCTTCGTCGAAGTCCGGCAGCGCCACCTCCTCGACAACCCGCTGGGGTGGAACTTCTGAGAGCTCGCGGATCTTCGCCATAATGTCGTCGATGTATTTGGCCATGCGTCGCTATCTTCCCCACTTCCAGATGCGGCGAGTCTCCGTGTAGACTTCCTTGCGGGTCTTCTCGTCGAGCTTCACCTGCTTCGCCACCTTGTCGAGTGCCTTCATGCCCCACACTCTATCATCGCCGTACTCCTGACCGAGGATGTAGTCGTGATCCCAGCCGCCGTCGAACTTGTTGGATCCCTCGATCCAACCGTACTCAACCGTCACGTTGTCCGGTACGACGACGCTTACGCTGTCATGCATGTGGCTTGTCCAGATACGGCCGATCTTCCCTGGTACAAGAGCAGACGGCGTCTTCTCGATCGTCTCCTGCAAAGCTGGAGGAATCTCTTCGGAGATCTTGTCGATGACGTTCGCGAACAGATCGTACTCGCGGAAGTCTTCGATGCGCTTAGCATACTTCGTGAACTTGTTGGCGCCGATCTTTGTGCGAATCTTCATACCTACACCTCAGCCTTGTTCATCGGGGTGTTGCAGATGATCGTCCGCTCGAACGATTGAGACGCATCGATCACAGCCGCCACTGTCATCAGGTAACCGACCATGTGCGGGGTGTCCTGTGTCTTCGTCACTTTGATGCGTGCAGCCATCGGAATGTTAAGCGACATCGTCGAGCGGGGCAGTTGAACGCGCACACGATTAGTCGTCTGGGGCGCGATCTGGTCGTTCGCTACCTCAGGTTGGCGTATCGGCTGTATACGCGCTTTCCCAGAGTATACGACTGCGCCATAATCATAGCTGTCAGTCTTAGCATCGTATTTGATGTTCTTGCCATCGTAGATCGTCACCTCATCGACCATATAGCGTTCGACGCGTTTGGCCGCCATCGCCAGGCGGCCCTCAGAGATACCGGCCAAGGAATTCCCTCGCTCTCTCGAACACGTCGTCACCCTTCATCGGGACGAGAACGAGCCCCTCGCCGTTCTCCAGCGCATCCCCCTGTGCGTCGTACTTGTCGGCCAGAGCGAGTAGAGCCTCGATGTTCTTGTCTCCGCCAGACAGCGTGAAGTCGTCCGCTTTGACGTTCTCGACTCCGCCCTCTGAGACGAGCTTCGCCGCGTAGGCGCGCAGAGCGGCAGCTGCAGCCTTGAACACATTCGTGTACAGTGCGCACAGTCGTTCGAGCAGCTTAGCGTCCAGGACGACACCGGGCAAGAAAAGCTTCAGCTCCTCTACGGTTATCTTCGGCTTATCGGGCACCGCAGCTCCTTTCCACTGCAGGAAACCCCGCCCCTTGTGAGGGCGGGGTTTCCATCCTTGTCGGGTATCGTTATCAGGCGCCCGCACCGCTGGAGGCCAGAGTGCCCTCCGGAGCGATGAAAGCGGACTTGACGAGGTGGCGGATCTTCGTCCTGTAAGCGTCGTTCTCGAACGAGCCCTCCAGTTCGGAGCTGTTCGTAGTCTTCTCGACGAAGATCTTCGGCCCGGTCTCGCCCTCCAGGAACACGTTGACGATGTTCTTGCGGGGCATCGTGCCCTTCGGGGGCAAGAGGAACCAGCACTTGTCGGCGTAGTCGCCGGCGATGAGCGCGAGCTCGGGGACCTCGTAGACGTTCGCGACCTTCCCGGACACCGTGTTGCCCATCACCTGGGTTTCGGTGCCGTTCTGGCGGCGGATCTCGACGACCTTCATGATCTGCTCGGCTCGGCTCGCCAGAGCCGGGGGGACGATCAGGTTGAACTTCGTCGGCATGATGATCCGCTTGCCGTTGTACTTGGTGATCGCCAGCTGTGCGAAGGCCTTCTCCAGCGCCTCAATGCTCAGCTCGGGGTTGCCGGCCAGGACGTTCTTATTGGCCGCCTTGAAGTTGGTAGTGTTGAGGCCTGTCGGCTGGACGAGCTGCAGGGCCGCTTCGATGGACTCCTGGTTGGCTGCGCGCCGGCCGAGCTCCTTCGTGATCCGGGGGATCAGGTTCCAGTCGGCTCCGTAGCGCTTCAGGGTCTCCCAGGAGAGCGGAATCTGGACGCCGGCCTTGGCGAGCTTCAGCTTGAACTGCTCCGCCTTCAGGCCGAGAATCGGATACTCGCCGAGCTCTCCGACCGCAGGCAACCCCTGTGCGACGTAGCCCTTTCCATCCTTGCGAACCGGAACGTTGTCGTCGGTGAAGTCGAAGCTGAAGTATGGCACGGTCTCAAAATCGGGGGTTTCGAGAGTGTCGGCCCATTCGCGCCAGTTGGACGGAACCTGCTCGTACTCGCCCTGCATGATCTTGTTCATGGTGGGGCCGAGGTTGACCGGCAGATCCGACGTGGTGATGGCCTCGCTCAGATCCTTACGTGCGGAGTTGCGCACACGGATGTCGTCCGCGTGGAGAGCCCTGTGCAGCAGGATACCCGCCTTGTAGGCTTCCCTCTTATTGATCGCCATGTAGATATCCTCCTTAGAGCCAAGCCTGGGTGAGCTTGACGGCGTACTTGGTAGATGCGCTCGACAGCGGGTTGAGCACGAAACCGACGACGATCTTGCCCTTCGGGTCGGCCGCGATCTCAGGCTTGGCCGCCTTTCCGGATTCGGTGGCGCCGTCGATCGTCACGATGTCCCCGACCTTGACGGAGCCGTCCAGACCGAGGTGTGCGATACCTTCGAAAGCGAGCGTGGAATAGAAGTTGTTGTCGTCCTTAGGCGCGGCGGAGGTGAGCGCGACGGCCCCGATCTTGCCGACGGCGACGACGTCGCCCGACTTGACGGCGGCGTCCACCTGGACTTCGTAGGTGTCCCCGCCCTTGACGTGATTCTGTGCCATGCGGTAGTCTCCTTACCAGGTCAGCTTGGCGAATTCGGCTTCGAAGTCGTCGGCGCTCTTACCGGAGGGCACGTGCTCGGGCGCGAAGCCGCCCGACAGGCTCTCTCGGATGGATTCGACGAGCTTGGTCTCGCGGTCCATGATCGTCTTGGCGTCATAGCCGCGGGCGATGGCCTCGGCGACCCGCACACGGGAGACCTCGGGAAGGTCGGAGTCGGCGAGAGCAAGGATGGCCTCCTTAGCCTTCTTGGCCTTGTCCTCTTCTTCCTCCTTGGCCTTCTTGGCATCCTCTTCGTCCTCTTCGTCCTTCTTCTTGGCCTTATCGGCGAGGGCTTCGACGAGAGCGGAGAGTTTAGTGTCCAGGGCCTCCAGGGCCTCCTTGAACTCAGTGTCCATTCTCTTCCTTTCGGAATTGTGTTTGTTGCTACCGTCCATAATAGCATTTCCGTTTTTGAACGATTCCAGCGCCTCGACGAGGCGCCCGCCGGCACCGGGAACTGTGACGAAGTCCACGGAATTAACGGGTGACGGTATGAACGACTCTATCACAGGCGGAGCAGGCTCACCTGCTGTCACGAGGTCGTCGTCCTGCACCAATGTCGCACCGCAGTGGATCGACACGCCGATGATGTCAGATACTTGCTCGATGAAGGGCGCCCACTGCTCGACCACTTCGATCGTCGCATACATCCCCGGTTCAGGAGCGTCCTGCCAGTGCGGCGTCTCGGCGATGACGGCTGCCAGCTTCGTCAACGTCCCCTCGGGGCGCTCGTCTGTCTCAGCATCGGTGGCGTGATCGATGTACATGTGCGTCCCAACAGGGAACGCCTCGGCGAAACTGCCCTGCAGCGCTTCCTTCGTATAGACGCCGGTCGAGCCCTGGCCCTCAGTTATGAGTCGCACAAGCCACTTGCGTGTACCCTTAACGGGTTTGAGGACGCTGGTGTTCGTGCTCTCACTGATCTTCATCTTCGGTGTCTCCTTGGTTGAAACCGCCGGGGACGGCGCCTTGGTTGCCTTGGCGTGCCACCGGGTCGCGCACAGCATCGCCGTCGTCTCCACCAGACACATTACCACTCTTCAGAAAATCGTTCGGCTCCGGGAGCTCATCGCCGTGGATATCGGGCACAGCGAGCAGATTGAGCACAGCCTGACGGTACTCGTCCTGATGGATGGCCCCGGTGGACATAGACGTAGCTAGCGACTGCAACGCCCTATAGGTCGGGTCCTGCTCGATCGACGGGAACTTGATGTCCACATCTCTCACCGACGGGTCAACGTCCATCATCACCTGCTTGAAGAAATCCCTCCACTTACGCTGCTCTAGTTTGAAACCGTTGATCGTCGGCCGGTCCAGCGTCGTCGCAGCCCCGTAGGAGCCACCCGTCGCACCCGGTGACGACAACAGTGCGATAACAGGAATGCCGAAGCTCGCCGCAACCAGCGCGGCCAACGGCTGGCCGTTCCCGTAGTTGACCTGTGCGCTCGGGACGCCCACTCCGGCCAGAGATTGGTTCGGCCCCAAGCTCGCCGTGGCGCCTACTACGTCGCCTCGATTCGAGATCTCCACGGCCGACTGCCGCTTGCCCTGGTTGTTGCTGTTGACGATCGCCCAAGCGATCTTCGACAAAGCCTTCGACAGTCTGGCGCTGTCGCGCAAGTAGCCCGAGTAGGCGACGCTCCACAGTGCAGCCGCTAGAGAGTCAGGCGCGCCGAATGCATGTCCGGCGTGCCTGCCCGATGACAGGATGTACACGACGTAGTTGCCGTTCACCTCGTAGGCCGTGTTCGGCGGTTTCCTCAACCGCTGCACTCCGCGCCTATACTCGGCTGTCGGGAACCACTGGCTGATCGTGTTCTGCCCGTCCGGGGTCCATGTGCGACGCACATACTTCACGACGGACGAATCGAACGAATCCCGAACGATCTCCTCGATCTCCTCCACAGGCACCAACGTCAGCTTGTCGGTATGAACCTCTCGGAACAGGAACACATTCCCCGCACAGAACCGCTCCAGGTTCAGGCTCTCCATAGCCGACGCCGAGAACAGCGTCCTCTGCGCCGACTCCGACTTAATGAACTTGTCCAGCTTAGAAGAGGTGTCGCTGAACACCAAGTCGTCGCCGAAGATATAGCTCGTCCTCAGCTGTGCGCCCCGCTTATGCAGCGGGTGGTCGCGTGCCATGTCCCGAAGGCCTCGCACAACCTCGTGGATGAAAGCCAGCGTCAGGCCCTTGTCGTCGGCGTAGCTCACCCAATTGGCGCCTTCGTCGAGGAGGTAGGACCTCTGCGCCTCGTTGATGAATGCGATACCCTCGTCGCTAAACGAGTATGCGTTGGAATCCAAAAGTCTCCCCCATTTCGTGTAGGTAGTCGTCTTCGTCGTCATCCATCATGTCCCCCGCATCGGAGAACACGGTCTCCTGTTGGATGGCGTCGCGTATATTCTGGTCCGTTATAGCAGCGTACACTGCAGCGTCCGCCAAGTCGGGTGACTTGCCGACGTCCTTCTTCAGCTTGTCTTTAGAATCCAGGACGAGCCCGCCCGACATCGTATTGTACGAGTAGCCGACGGACAGCAGCTCGTCGTGCAGGTCGATGTCCAGCGGGTCCAAGTCCAGCTCCCCTGTGCGACACCGGTACCTGAACGAATCCCACATGTAAGACCGGTAGTTGTGCCACCGCCCCCTGTCGGGGCTCGACATGGACCCTCGCACAGCCAAAATGTCGTATGTGCGATTGGCATATGAGTTGAGGATGTCGAACATCCCGCCGCCGATGCCGTCGCAGTCGATCGCCACGGCATGAGCTCCCTCCCGGAGAGCCAGGTCGTGCACCCTCTGTGCGCTGTGCACCAGATCCGTCTTCGCCCAGGAGTCCACGAAGCGCACAACCCCGTTGACGCACAGGTACACCACCGAGCGGTCCGCTCCGAAGCGCGCTACGTCTACGCCCAGCACCGGCCGGCCGATCCGCTCCCTCTCGGTGAGACACGCTGTCTCAATGTCGCCCGGGAGAATCAGAGAGTCATCGATGTCGAACGCGAACTCGCCCAGCACGCGGGCCTTGAACCTCGCGCTATCCTCGCCGTACTCCTGCTTCTTCTGCTCCACGTAGGAAGGACCGGTGAGCTTCTGCAACACATTGGGTGGCATCGGCTCGCCTGTGAAGTTCGGGCTCTCCAGGACGGAGATTGACATGCGCTTCCAGTTCTCCATCTCCTCTTTGAAGATCTTCCCCAGGTAGCTCATCGGGTCCGTGGGGTTCGCGATGAGCACACGCCGAGACGCCTCGTTCGTCGTGATGTTGGCCAGGGCATCGATCAGCTCGCCCGAGAGCCCGCAGGCCTCGTCGCCGATCGCCAGCACGTCGCCGTGGATGCCCTGGAAGGAGTTGCCGCCCAGGTTGTCCGGCGGCTTCCTGCCGCGCCCCAGCGGGAGCTTCGTCACGTCATCCTTCCACTGCACATCCATCGTGATGCGCCCCGGAAGTTTGTGGTCAACGAGCCCCTCCTCGAAGCGCCGCTCCACGATATCCTTCAGCTGCATCACTTCGCGCCACAACACGTCCTGCACCTGCGCCATCGACGGCGCCGTAGATATCACATAGCAATGGGGGTAGCGGGTGTCAACCCACCAGCATATGAGCACAGCCATCAGCCGGGACTTCCCCACGCCGTGGCCGGCCTTCACGGCCGTCGAGTTGTTCTCCACCACAGCCCGGGCGATCTCCCGCTGTTTACTCCACAGAGTGCCTTCGTCCGTGCCCAGCATATACTGAGCCCAACCCACGGGGTCTGACTTGAAGCTGTCCTGCCTCCTGTGCGCCTTGACGGTGGCGATAGCGCTGTCGATCGCGCTAGCTTTGATCAGCATGTGCTTCCTTTAGTGCCTGATAGAAGACCTCGTCCATCGCCTCCGGGTCGAGTAATTGATTATTGGCGTAGGCGTTGGAGATGTGAATGCGCACACGCTCCCACGCGTCCTCCACCAGGTCGAGGATCAACCGGGTCTGCTGCTTCGTAACCTGGGCCTCTTCCTCGTCGTTGTACTCCTTCACCTTGTCAAGGCGGTCACCCAGTTGCTTGAGTACGCTGTTGACCGCCTCGATGTGCCGAGCGGCTATCTCGTCCGACTCGAAGCACCTCTCCAGGAAGTTGAAGGCGCGCGTCTTCAAGTCGTACATGTCGGCGATCAACATCTGTTGGCGTTCGAGGTTCGTCCACACGTCGTTGCGCTTCAGCATGGAGCGCACACGAGCAAGGCACGTCTCCGCCGGCAGGCCGAGCTCCTCGGACATCTCGGCGGGGCTGGCCCCCGCCTGTGCGAGGGTGAGCAGTCTCCTGTCGTCCATCGCCAGCTCGCCGGTCGACTTCTGGATCGCGAAGCGATCCCGGTCATTCTTCACCAGCTCCTTGGCCGCCGTTTTGCTCTGTGCGGGGGCTTGGTCCTTTTTCTTTTTCGTCGTTTTCTTAGGTGCGGCCATCACAGCCCCCTGTACCGGATCACCACCGGCGCCTCAAGCGGATCGCACACCTTCACGGTAGGCCGCTTGCCCGCGACGTGGACGGTCACGCAAAATGTACCGCCCTCGGTATTTAGCGACGTGACCTTCGTCTCTGCTGCACCAGTGAACACCGTCAGGTACACGGCCTTCACGCCCTTGGCCAGCACAATGTCCAGGTCGAGGTTGGGCAGCGTGCCGCTGAGCGTCGCAATTGACCCGTTAGCAGTGGCTAAGCGGCTCGTTTGAACGTCGATTCTCATGAAACTCCCTCTCTAGTCAGGCTTAAGAGGAATGTTACCACGTACACAGCAGACCCCGCCGGGGCATAACGCTCACCCGGCGGGGTCCTGAGAGAAAGGAGCTTACCTGAACACCTTAACATACTTCTGCAGGCGCCGTCTAGGCCCCGCCATATGGTCGTACAGCAGAACCCAGCGGTCGTCTAATGAAGGCGCCCATGTCACGTCATCCTGTGCGGTGATCGGCTGGATCTCGTCGTCCACCGCCAGCACGGACACGTAAGCGTCCAGCCTGAATGGCAGCCGATCCAGGTCGTGGGCTGTAATGAACGCCTGGAACGTATCGTACCCGCCGATTACCCACGCCTCATCCTCGCCCCCTGCAATGGTCTGCTCTATCGCCGCATACGGACTCGCCACGGCTTTAATCGATTTGGTTGATCTCATCGTCCGACTCAGCACGATATTCGTCCTGTTCGGCAGCTTCTTGTTGCGTTGTGGCAGAGATTGTCGGGTCTTCCGGCCCATTACCACGGTCTTACCGGTCGTCATGTCCTTGAAATGCTGCAGGTCCCCTCGGTCGTGCCACGGCAGCTTACCGTTGACCCCTATGATCCCGGACGTCGACTGCGCCCAGATGAAATGCACGTGAAACATCATGTCTCTCCTCTCGTGTGCGGTGTACCGGCTGATAAGAGGACTCTAGCAGTGCAAGGCTGGTGCGAGCAAACTTGACTTCCGCCCGTATGCGAGCTACAGTCTGACCATCGAACTGTCGGACTATAGAAAGGACTTCACATGCTTCTTTACTTCATCGCAGTCCCCGTAGCCTTCCTCATCGCACAGGGGTTTTGGACTCTCGTCGCCTACATCGTCACGTGGTGCGGTTTCCCCAAGGCAGGAGCCGTCGTCTTCTGGGTCTCCCTCGCCTTCACGTCCCTCGGCGCGATCTCAGCCCTCGCCGCCTTCGCATGGACCCAGCACCAGCTCAACCTCATCGCGGCTTGACAGCGACTTATTTAGCTTGTACACTGGTTGCGCACAGGGACTCAACAGAGAGGAGAAAACATGTTTTCATGGACTCTGATCGGCCGGTTCTTCGCGGGGTGGTTCCCCACGTGCCGTAGGTGGGGCAGCACCTGGATCTGCTAGTCGCCGTCGTCCGATAAGAAGACCCCGCTGCCTTCGAGCAGCGGGGTCTTCTGTGTTTCTGTCCTGTGCGCTATTTCACTTATTCGGCGTAGTCGCCAGGAACGGCACCACCTTATGCAGGAATCGGTCTACGGGCTTCGTGTTGAGCAGCCATTGTGCGCACACAGTCACCAGGCCCCACACGGTCGCCGTTATCGTATCAACCAGGTCGGCGGGCAGCGTCAGGCCCCATTTCGCGGCCAGGGCGGCCAGCACGCCCACCAGGGACACCACGAACGTCCTGATAATAGACCGCGCCTTGTGTTGGATCTGAGTCGGCACGAGCTCGTCGAAGTGGTAGGCGTTCTTCCTGTTCGGGTCCGCCAGGCCGCCGTCCCCCTGCGGCAGGCCGCCCGTCTCCACGGTGTGCGCGGCGGCGGCGAAGGCCGCAGCCTTCTGCTCGTCCGTCAGCGTCGGAGTATCCAGGTGCTTGGGGCCGGTGGGCGCGGGCGTTTCTTGGGTCGTCACTTTACATCGCCCCCCTTCTTCTGGGCAAGCGTGTTTTGGATGTCGTTCAATTTGTTGATCGTCTCCTCAAGCGCCGCGTGGGACGCCGCCGGGTAGCCGAAGCCGTAGCCCGGCACGGTCAAGTCGGTGGCAATCCTGTTCACAGTCGCCGTCATAGATTCCACGGCCTGCGTCAGGTTGGCCGCCACCTCCTTCAACTCCGCAATGGAATTCTGCGTCGCCTGCGGGTAGCCGAAGCCCTGGCTCGGCACCTTGATGTTCTCGTACAGCCAGCTGAGCATGTTGTGCTCGTCGGGTGTCAACTCGTCTCCTTTATTCTGGTTCTGTGTTTGGTCGTCTGGGGTGTCTCCGATATAGCGCTTGACGATGATGATCGTCGCCGAGCCCGTCAGGGACCGGTCTGACAGCGCATGCAGCCTCGGGCCCCTGCCCGGGCCGCCGTGGCCCCACGTGTACATGCCCCCGGCGTAGAGCTCCACGTGACTGATCCGCCCCGCGAAAGCGCCCGAATGCCAGCCCATGCAGATGATATCCGCCGGCTTCATTTCTTGTAGCGGCAGGTCCCTCCACGAGGTGGCCGACGCCACCGTGTACGCGTCGGGGTCCGACGCTATATTGAAACTCCGCTCGCCTATTTCGATGCCTGCGCACTGCCTGTAGGCCTGCGCTATGGTTGAGCTGCAGTCACCCCAGCCATAGCGCTCCGGGTCTTTCCTGCGGTAGTCGTTCGTGTAGCCGAAGTCACCGTCATGCTTCGCCATCCACGCCACTATGGCGTTGCGCTGCACGTCAGCCTGCGTCATCCGTCTCCTTCCTATTCGCTAGAAGAGCCTTCACCTCAGTATACGGCACAAAAGCCGCCCTGTCGGGACGGGGGCTGTGAGCCGGGATCTTCCGTCTTCTGAGGAAGTCGTAGCCCTCGCCCTGCTCTAGGCGCACAGCGGGGGAGTCGTAGCGTGGTAGGCGGAACTCCACCCACCCCTCGTCCACATGGCGCACAGCATCGGGGTAGCCGCGTATGAGCTGGCCGTCGTTGCCGGGAGTAGAACGCCACGCCGCATCGATCAGAGACTGCAGCGCATCCGCCTGCGCGTTGAACCCCTCTATTTCGTCGTTCGCCTCGCCTCTCGATATCGCCGCACCATCGCTCGTGGGGAACGGCGGGTTGAACCCGCACAGGGAGCGGCAAGCAGGCCGATAGTATTCCTCGAACACCGCTGCGTCCCTGTTGTCCAGCGGCATCTTCCCCGGCTCTCGCTTCAGGCTGGCCGTGTAGGCGTCTCGGGCAGCGTAAGTGAAGTCGACGGTTCTGTCGTGGTAGCTCTCTTCCATGCCTAGAACCATACCACCCCTTGAGGCGGGTAGCCCGTCGCGTGCAGGCTCAAAGGGTCGTAGTCCGCCGGTTGGGTTTGCCTGTGCGGTCGCTTGGGTGTAGCATGCCACATCGATGTGAAGCGCACACGGGCATCCTCCGCATAGAACGCCGGAATGTGCGGGGGCAGTGGTTTTTCACTATCTACCACCGTCGTTAGCAGTTGGCTTTCCACGAAGATGTGGAACACATTGCGGCTCGGGACGAGGCGGGCTTTGTTTCCGTTACTTGAATTCCGGTTCGCCGGAATGATGTCGTTCTGCAAGTCGGTCTGGGTTGTCCCCAGCGGGTATTCGTGGCAGGCCTTCACCAGGACCGAATAGGGGTTGACTGAGTTGTTGCTATGTGCGTCGTTCGGCGTGCTCTCCGTGTTGTGTGGTGGGAACTTCCTAGGGTCGGTGTCCGTGTTGGATTTCAGGAAGCGCTGCCCGCCCTTGTACGAGGGGTCTTGCTTCGACACCTCCCAGCCGTTGGGCTTGAGGCATAAGGCATAGAAGCGGAAGTTCGAGTTGGAGGTCGGGCTCGGGTCGTAGGGGTGAGTCGGGTCTGGGCTGAAACACCACAGCAGCCACCCCACCTCCCACGGGTTCGGTTTGGAGTCGGGGTTCTGCGGTGTCGGGGGTGTGTTGTCGGGGGAGCGCAGCTGCGCTGTTGTCACGATGTTCGCCGAGAGCGAGTACACGACCTGAAGGCGGTCATGTTTGGTTGGGTCGGGGTCGGAGGACGGGACGGGCACCCGCTCTATCTTGAGCAAGGGGGAGAGGGCTTCGATGGGTCGGGCCAGGGAAGCCGCCGTGGCGCCCAGGGGTTGGTCCGGGTTGGGCTTCGGCGGAGGGGGCGGAGTCAGGAGGAGGGTTGAGTCGTAGGGCGGAGTCGGGTTAGGCGTTATGAGGGCCTCGTTGTAGATCTTCCGTATGCGCACAAGGGGGTGCGTCGTCTGGTTAACGGGTCTCTGCGGTTCCGTCATGCCTCGATTTTAGCTCGTCGTCGTGTCTGCGCACAGCACACTGGATGTCGTCCAGCTGACGGGTGTGCGCGTGGACCAAGTCCGTCAGCACTCTGGTGTTGTCCTCTATTCGGTCTACGGCGTCCCTTAGAGAGCTTCCATGGTTGTTTTCCATGTCTTGTTTTACGCTAAGGACCTTCTTATTGGTCTTCAGTGACGTATAGAGGGTTGCTATAGCGGTTATAAGGGCGCCTAAGCCTACGGCTGGCGCCCCTAAGAGGTGGTCGGCGATGAGTACTATGTCGTGCACGGGTTCCATTATAGCGATCATACTGCAGTATGATGTTCCAGTAATGGATAATTCTAATTAATGTATGCGGTTGGGTCCCCCCATGAAAGTCGACCCACCCCTCCAAAAATTCCAACTTTTCCCACCAAAAATACAAGTAGCACCTGGGACGTTAGTCCCAGGTGCTACTTCTCTCACCACTCCAACTTGTATTACCTACCCTACCGTAGGGTAACTTATCGCTTCGGCGACGATGCAGACGAACCACGCCACATACATCAGTCCAACTATTCCAACCCAGATCTTAGTGACACTGATTCTCAATAGCTCCCTCCCTCCGGGCCGCCGCCGAAGGCGGCGGCCCCAGTCCGTTTCACGTGAAACGTCAGTCAAGCCCGACTTCGCGAAGCGCGTCCCCGAGCATCTCCACGATGACGGCGCCTTCGTCACTGCCTTCCGCGAAGGCCGGCCTCAGTCTCTCCTCCACGGCGCCGCCTTCGCTCCGGACCACCACGGTGCCGGCTTCGACGTCGAAGGTCCGCACCTTCGAAGGGCCGCCCCAGTGCCCCCGGGCATCCGCTCGGGCGGCTTCGTACCAGCCCAGCACCCGGGCCAGGGCCTCCGCCGAAGTCAGCCTCAAGGCTCGGACGCAGGCCTCCGTCACAGGGGTGCCCGTATCTTCGTAGACGCTCCCGAGCTTCTCTAGCACCGTCATCGCCATCTGCTCCCAGATGGTCTCGGCGTCGACGGGATCGTCGGGGTCCTGCCCCGAGCAGTCGCGCAGCCAGAGCTCGACTCGCTCTTCGTCGGAGAGCCGGTCCCAGAGCCTGCCGACGGCGTCGGCCTGGATCTCGCCCCACTCGGAGTCGATTTCGAAGGCGGCCTCCGGATCGCAGCAGTAGTCCGCCTCGAAAGGCAGCTCCCGATCTTCGTCCAAGCTCCACCCTGCGTCTACGAGGGCATCGGAGGCTGCGTCCAGGAGGTAGGCGTCGGAGACGGCGGTGAGATAACGGTTGATCATCAGGGTTTCCTTTCTCTCTTGTTTCCTGATAACTCTAGTCTAGTCGGCCCGGAGGCCGCTGTCAAGCGGCCTCCGGTGTGATATGGCTAACACCAGTCGAAGAAGCACTGCAGCGGCGTCGGGAGGTGCTCCACGAGCTCTTCGGAGGTGGACATAAGCCCGTAGAAGGCGTCCCAGAGGGCTTGTGCGAAGTCGAGCCAGGTCATCGTCCTCAGGCCCCCCATCCGCGGTTCTGACGGCGGCTCCGGCGTCGTGCTCGCTGGCGCTCGCGGTCCGCTCGAAGGCTGGCGACGAAGTCGGGGACTTCGATTTCGGGGATGAAGGTGGTGGTGTGCATCAGCTGGTTCCTTTCTCTCGTCTTCGCTGATATCTCTAGTCTAGCGGGCGTCGGCGGGGATGTCAAGCCCGAAGTTCGTGATGTGCGTCACTGTGAGGCCGAGAATGGTCGACTCGGGCCGGACTCCGGCGTAGGCGTCCCAGCTTGGGGCCCGGCCTTCGCCGGCGCCCCAGCCTGCCAGGATGCCGACGGCGACGGCGACGGCGACGAAGTAGCGGTTCATCGGGGGTTCCTTTCTCTCGTTCCGACGTCTTCATTCTAGCGGCCTCCGGGAGGGGCTGTCAAGCCCCTCCCGTGTGGGCTATGTCACATTTTCGAGGGTTGCTCGGGGGCCGCCTTCGCACACGGGGGAGGGGGCCCCCGAGCCGTCGCCGGAGACGGGCTTGACTGCGCACAGGGGGTCGGCGGCGTCGAAGACCAGCCCGAGCAAGTGTGAGCACCGTCACAAATTGTATTTTCCATTGTTGCTCGAGAGTGATGCATCTCACATTGTGATGTTTCTCACAGGGTTGCTCGAGAGCACCTCCGAGTGTGAGATTGCTCACATGGTTGCTCGAGCTGGGACTTTAGTCCCGATTTCGGAAAATGAGACCAAGCTCACATTTTGAGTTCCGGGATTTTCGCAACATCGACGTTGCGTAATTGCTCGGGGCCGCCGTCGAAGGCGCACACCCCAGCGCACTGGGCCCCGGCCTTCGGGGGTGCCCCTCAGAGCTCGCAGACGGCCCTCTGAGAGCCTGGCGGGCCTTCGCCGGTAGGGTGGCCCCACCCTGCGCCCGAAGGCGCCTCAGCGGCGATTCCAGGGCCGTCTCCGGGCATGGGAAGGCCCCCGCCGGAGCGGGGGCCTTCGGGTCAGCCTTCGAAGTCTTCCAGGACGTCTGCCAGGTCTGCGGTGTAGTAGCCGCCGAGCTCTTCGAAGAAGTCGATTTCGATGTCCATTGGGGTTTCCTTTCTCTCTTTCCCCCTTGTTGTACCTCCATTCTATCAACCGCCACCCCCCGTGTCAAGCCCCAGCGGTGTGTCCTTCGCCACATTTTCAACCCCTATAAGTTACCGAACGGTAAGACAAAGGGGTCCTCATTTCAGCTACCAGCACGTAACTTACCCGGACGGAACCTACGTTGACGAAACCGTCACCTACCGGCGTGTCACCTTACCACCCAGTAGGTTACGACTACGCACCTGTAAGCTACGCCTGAGTAAGCTACCACGGGGTAACATACGACATCGTAACATTACCCAAACGTAACCTACTGCTACGTAGTAGTAACTTACGGTTACGTAGGTAAAGGTCGTCATTAAACGTTACAAAGAGGCCCCTTTTCGAATTTCGGGGGCAGTTTTCGGGTACAAAGAGGGCCATTTTCGAATTTCGGGGCTCAAAGATAAGGGAAATTAGAACGGCGGTCGGCGGAACGGACAGTCCCGAGGCGCACACCACACAGCGCCGGGCGGTCGAGCGGCACCCCCTCAGACGCACGAGAATCGATTCTGAGGCGATTTCAGCCCCCGACCCTAGCGACCCTACCGGGGCGACCCTGAAAGGCCCTCAGAGGGCAACCTCGTGACGCTGAGGCGCAACTGGGCCCCGCGGAAGGCGCACACCACACTGCGCACAGCCCCCCGCGGCGGAGGTGTGTGAAGGATGTGACAAAACTGAACAGACGCAAAACACGTTGTTCTCAAACAGCACCAAACGGCAAGAAGTGCGGATTCGGCGGGGTGGGATCCGCTTCTACATGAGGCATATATGCCTAGATAACAATAGGGTTATAGAGTAAAATTTGTAAAATTAAGGAATATATCTTAATAGTATACAAATACAGATATAATGTGTTAGTAAGTTGTGTGGGGGTGGTGTGTTAGAAGTAGGACTCGTCCTTATTTCGACATATAGCGAAAGAACTAATACGTTCAGTTCTGAACGATTGAAAGTTGAACTACTTTTGCCCTTCTGACTGAAACACTGTGTCTCAATCCCTGCTGAACCCGCGCCAGCTCGCCGCTTTGTGGTGTGCGCCGAGCCTGTGTGCGCGCGGGCGCGTGATTATAGCACACCCCCTCACAACACCAGTGTGACCAAATTCACATTTCACGATTTGACTTGAAATCGATCCGTCCTTATGCTAGAAATCGAGTTGAAATCGATTACACAATGTGAGTCGAAACCGATCGAAAATACATTTTCGAGTGAAAGGAGAAAATCGAAATGAAACGGATCAGCGTGGCAATCGAAGTCGCCGACGAAAACCTGTGTGCGCAAGAACTGCGCACAAAAGCCGAACTCGAATACGGAGTGAGAATCGTTCTCAATCCAAACTATGCGGACAGAATGATCTTGGTCTTCCCGGACGACGCACCCCCGGCGTTGAAGGAAGCACTCGAACGCTTCGGCGTGACGGCCGCCACGCCTTCCTCCCTGTGCGATGTCCTGTGCGACCCCGCAGAAGACCCCTCGGCCCCGGCGAGGAAGCGCCTGAGGCTCATGTTCCGCGAGTTCAAATCGAATCCGCTGTCCCGTGTGGACCTGCGCGGAAAGGACCCGGCGGACCCCGACAAAAGAGCCCGCAAACTCCGAGCCAAGCGCTTCAAGGAGGCCTTCTACGAGTCTTTATCCGAATTTATAGCGGAAAACCCCCGCCTGACCTACAAGGACTACTGGGACGCTGACCGCCGCCCCTACGAGAAGCAGTGGCCCGAATACAGAGCAGCCGTCAAGGCCGCGAAGGAGATGAAGAGATGACGCGAACGCGCTATACGATGCCCGCGCGATCCCAGGGCGCGCTGTACATGCAGCGCCAGCAAGCACGCCTCACCGAAAAAGACATTCACAGGTGGGTGTTCGCGAACAACATTGCACCCGACGTTGAAACCCTTGTGCGCAAGTGGCTGACCATAAGACTGGACGGCTTCTACTGCGACCTGCAGGTTATGTACATGCCGCACATTATCGGTCCTACGCTGGCCCGGACGCACATCGTGTTGAACAACACCCCTCCGCTTCACGCGATGGCCCGCACCGACGAGGCCGTCGAAGTTGACGCCCACGGCGGACCGCGAGACGCCGTGAAGACGATAATCAAAGCGACGGGGTTGAACCCGCACATGTCTGTGTGTGGGTGGCCGTTCTGCTTGGGTGACTTGGATGACGTAGACGACGCGAAGGGAGGTGCGGCGTAACGTGACGGTCGTAGCCCTTTTCGATACATCCTTTCTGGCGGCCTTGCTGGGCCGCACGATAGAACCCGCCGTGATGGACTGCCATGGTGCTGTGCGCTCCGGCCCTCTGACGCTGTATGGCCGTAGCCCTTTTGCGCACGCGATATGTGTGCAGCCGCATGAAGACAAGCAGAAGCCCTTCACGGTGGGCCTTGTGCGCGTGTGCACGACGCCGAAGAGGGCGACGTTGGAGTTGTGCGACAGACTCTCCAACCCCTTGATAGAAGTGGATGCGGTTGTGCACGAGGCCTGCCCCATCGTCGTGTGCGACGTGGGCTACGGGCTAGCGCCGGGCACTGTGATCGACGAGGACGCACTCATACCCGACTACCATGTGCTGTGGCCCGGTAAACCCACGACGAACACGGTGTGGACCGCAGTGGAGGACTACACGTGGTTCGAGGCGTTCTCGGAAGAGGGGTGTGCGACGGGCATAGCATGCACACCCGCGCCGCATGTGCAAAGCGAACGGAAGACGATAGATGAAAGGAGCGATGAATGACCACTATGTATATAGCGCTGGAGGGGCCCGACGGCGTAGGGAAGTCGACTGTAGCAGTCGCTTTGAAAGAGCGGCTGCTGCGACGCACTCCCTCTCACTTCACTGTGCGCATACGGCACTTCCCGACGGACGTGCTGACTGTATGCGCGGACAATGAGGGCTACTGCTTGAAGGCGGAGGACTATGCGACGGACATGGAGAACTGGCTCTCCTTCCGGCCTGAGCCCGTGCTGTTCCCCGACACGCCCCCACACTCCACCGCCCCGGGCGCAAAGCACCCCGAGACGCTGTACATTCTGGACAGGTGGGCGCTCAGCACCGAGGTGTACGCCTCGGTGCGGAACGAGCGTATTGCAGAGAACTTAGCGCTCACGCTGAACTGGCTGAACCGCATACCCCTGACGACGTTCGTGTTGATGCCCCGCGACCCGTCTGCCTTGACGGACCCGGACTACGGGGCGGACAACGGCACGGAGGACGACTACGACCCCCTCCGAGTGACGGAGGCGTACCGCCGGGTCGTGGAGTGTGCGCTCGGAAGCAGGACGCTTGTTCCGGTGGTGGTGGACAGGGTGAGGGACACGCCTGGGTCTGTGGCTGCGGACATCGTCGAGCGTCTGACCATAATGGGGGCGCTGTGATGTATGCCATAACCCGTCGGCTTGACGTGCTGGCCCCGGTGCTCATAGACTGTGACTACAGCAGCGCGTCGACCGCTGCGAGCGAGAGAAAGGAGCATAATATGGAAACTACGCCCGCTATCGAGAACGCCGTCGCCTGGTTCGGCGCGCACACCGTTACCCACCACCTCGACGTCGTCGACCGTGTGGCAGTTTCGATCGTCAACACTCTTACTGCCGATGGCTCGACCGTGCGGTTCTACAACGCAAACGGGTACGAGTTCATGACGCTGAAGTCAGATGACGTGAGCAAGCGGTTCGAATCTCTCCTCGACGAGAGACTGGTCGGTACGCGCCACGCGGAAGACGGCCGGCTCTACGCGATTCTGAAAGACGGCGACCGCACACGTGAGGAGCCCGTGGATCTCTTCCCATTCGCCGATGTGCAGGTGGCGGCGGGGCCGGGGACGGCGGCGGGGAGC